ACCAACGGTACAATCATTTGGTGCCTGCCCACTGGACTTACGGGGCTAGGAATCAGATTCCTGACGGTGCATCGGCTATACGCAGACGAAGCAAGCCGTATCCCAGAACCAGTCTGGGATGCCGTAACACCAATGATGCTGACAACGGGCGGGGATTCTATCTTCCTATCAACACCATTCGGAACGGAAGGCTACTACTACGATTGCCTCATTAACCTAAAGAACGCATTTAACACTTTCACCAGATTCAGAACTGACTCCGAAAAAGTAATGAGAGAAAGAGTAATCTGCGACACATGGAGCGAAATCCAAAGAGAAAAAGCACTGGAATACCTCAAAGGACAAAAAGCACGAATGACCGCCCTTGCTTACGCACAGGAATTCATGGGTCAACCACTTAATGACCTTAAACAAGTATTCCCCGACAAACTCTTAAGGGAAATCATGACACTCACTAGAAGAGAAACAATACAACCACACCGAGATTACTTTCTCGGACAAGACATAGCTGGAATGGGCAGAGACCTATCAACCTGGGAGATATTAGATGGAACAAATAAGAAGAATGTTGAACAAGTCGAGAACATCACTAAAAAACGCACTAGAACACCAGAAAGAGTTAGAATCACTGTACAACTTGAGGAAAGATATAACTTCAAAAGAATTGGTGTGGATGATGGCGGTCTTGGTAGTGGAGACTTCGGCTATCTTTTGGAAAATCAAAGCACTAGACGAAAAACTATTGCACTCAATAACGCGTCTAGAGACATCGACAGAGACGGAGAAAAAAAGAAAAAGCTCCTAAAAGAAGACATGTACAACAACCTCTTAGCCTTGATGGAACACAAGCAAATATTGTTACTGAGTGATGACGACATCTACGAATCACTAAGAAGCATACAGTTTGAAATCGAAGGCGGCAAGACAAAATATCACGGGAGAGACACCCACATCGCAGAAGGCTTAATCCGTGCAGCATGGCTAATTCGCACCAAAAGTTTAAATATATTTATAGCTTAACAGAAAGAATGGTAGTTACTAGCATTATGACCACAGGAGCAGAAATCGAAGCCAAAGAAGGTGCTAACGTATCCACATCATTAACCGATGGCATGCACGATGCTTGGGTTCTCCAAGCAGAAAGTGTTGTCAATGTCTTAGCCAGAGAAAACTACAGCGACTCAGTCACCGCAGGACTCAACGCAGATGTTGTTGGAATATTCAGCGACCTTGTCTCAAGCATGGTTGCAATCCAAGGCATAATGTACGACATGTCTGGATACACCAGCAGAGCAGAAGCTGAAAACATGATTACCATCCTCAGAGACGGCATCATGAGAAACATGTCACTAATCAGAGACAAAAAGACAACTCAAGACTTCATAGATAAAGCATAATGGCACATGACTTCAAAAGATTTCCCGAACTCACCAACGGACAAATGCAGTTTTATTATTTCGATTCACCACATCCCCAAATCACGGAAGACATCAGAGTCAGCGTTATCAAAATACATGATGGAGACACTATTACAGTTCGATGGGATAAAAGAAGTTTTGATTTTCCCGTTCGATTCGCTAATGTTGCAGCACCCGAACTTAATGAGTCTGGCGGACATGAAGCGCAGAGTTGGCTCGAAAGCCAAATCCTCGACGAAGAAATCACCCTCGAAATCTCCCCCAAGCGAGTAGAGAAATGGGGAAGACTATTAGCCAACATCAGATTCAGAGGAATGGACATGGGAGAACTAGAAATCTGGGCAGGACATGCAACCACATGGGATGACAGGAATCGAGGAAAAATAATCGACCCAATACCAAGATTAAAACCAAACTAAAATGCCACAATCACTATTCCCCCCAAGAAGAGAAGTCCAAGCTAGTTATGATTGGATTGATTTAGTTTCTGCTACAGGATATGTTGTCTTTGATGGTTTCAATGCAGCAGATAGCACAGGAGACAACTATATCTTATTAGATTCTTCACATTCCGCAGCAATGACTCCATCAATTTTCTCACCTTACCCCTCGGGAAATTCACCCTTATTCTCAGCATTTACAGTAGCCGCCGGACAAGACTGTGATTTAGATTTTGACCTATCTCCTTTCCAACTACCCAGAACAATAGAAGGCATGGGAATCGTTAGAGTACCTTTATCAACCGCCGCCGCTAACGCCGAAGGTGTTTATGTCAAAGCAAGATTAAGAAAATGGGATGGAACAAGTGAAACGGAAATAGTAACTGTTCAATCAGCTACCGACGCAACATTTCCAGCAAGTACAGAATACGGATTAACAATGCAATTATACATTCCAAAAACCCACTTCAAAAAAGATGATATCTTAAGACTCACTATTGAAATACACTCCACAGATGCCGACACAATATACCTTGGACATAACCCAAACGACACCCAACTAAGTACAGTCTTTTCAGCAGGAAACTCAAGACTAGCCCTTGCCATCCCCTTCAAATTAGACTTCATGTAAAATGATACCAATAAACCAAGAATTAAGAACCATTGGAAAAGAACTAATAAAAATAAAAGAAGAACTCATCAAAATCAACATTAGAGAAGATTCAAAACTAGAGGTTAACCCATAATGCCAGACACAGACATAGCAAGTGCCGACTACGGTGACTTGGAAGGAACACAAGACAACTTCTCAGTAGATTCAGCAACAACCGATGGAGCAACCGACCAGAAAGAAACCACATGGGTAAACGATAGATGGACAATCCAATTAGGTTACTACAAATCAATTCCAGAACTAAAAACATCCATCGATGCACTAGCTCGATGGACTATCGGAAAAGGATTCAAGAGTAATGAAATTACCGAAATGGCTCTGTCCGCAATCAAAGGTCATGGTAAAGACACATTCAACACCATCTTAGAGAACCAGACCAGAGTTACAAAAATCGGCGGAGATTCCTACGCCCATATAATCAGAGATGATGAAGATAATCTCGTCAACTTAAAACCACTCACACCAGAGACAATGCAAATTGTTGCTAACAGAGAAGGACTAATCATACGTTACGAACAGCTCAACAGGAAGACAAAGAAAGCAACTAAAGAATTTACACCAGAAGAAATATTCCACTTATCAAGAAACAGAACTGCAGACGAGATTCACGGAGAAAGTATAGTAGATGCAGTTGAAGAAACCATCCTTGCACTGAATGAAGCGAAAACAGATTACAAAAAACTACTCCACCGAAACGTTTTCCCAATCATCAAGTGGGAACTAGATACCGACGACCCAACAAAGATTGCAGAGTTCAAAGTCAAAGCAGATAAAGCTCATTCTCAAGGAGAAAACATATTCATTCCAAAAGGAGCAGTAACCGCAGAAGTTGTAGCAGTTGCAGGAAATGCAACCTTAAACCCGCTCCCTTGGATAAGCAAATTAACTAACGACTTCTATCAAGATATCGGAGTACCTCAAATCATCAACGGCGGAAGTATTGAAATCACCGAAGCATCCGCAAAGATTGCCTACCTTGCTTTCGAGCAGACTATCGAGGAAGAACAACTATACATCGAAGAGCAAGTCTTAGCTCAATTAAACTTAGAAATACAACTAGAGTTTCCAGCGACCTTACAAAACGAAATGCTTAGTGACTCCTCAAAGAGCGAAACCATGCAGGCAAGTACACCAGAGGACACGAGTGTAACTAACACGGGGGTTAAAGATGTCAGCAGCAAGTAGGAAAAAAAAGAAAGATGCAAGAAGCCCACAAGCTAGAAACCCCGCTGATGTATCCGCAGGAATTGATGCTTCTAAAATAGGAATGTCAAGCAAAGCCCAAAGAACAGCAACCTCAGAAGAAAAGAAAACATTCAAGAAAACAGGATTCTCACCAGCACAAGAACGTTCACTAAGAGCTACTGGAAAAGGAAGAGGAGAATTCACAGGACCCCTACAGGACTCAGGAAGTAGATTAGAACAAGGACAAATTATAGAACCTACAGGAACACCGACACCAGAAGAAATAAGAGCAGGAGTTAAAGACGTGAAATTCTTTGACTTTGGTAACTTAATGAAAACATTACCTTACACATTACCAGCATTAATGCCCGCAGGAGCAACAGGAAGTTTCCTTAAAAATGCTGGAACAGGAGTAAGAGCCTTACTATCAAGAGCAGCCGCAGGACAAGTCACTAAAAAAGCAGTAACCACAACTGCTGGAAGAATAACACCAAATACAGTTAACGCAGCCAAGACTACTTCATGGTTAACAAAATTAGCCAGAACTGCAAAGAACCCGACTTTCGTAGCAAGTACAATATTAAGCACTGTAGGAAGCTATCCTTTCGCAGGATTCATCAAAGAAGAAGCATTACAAACTCTAAGTTTCGCAACTGCATCTGCAATTAAAAGCGGAGATATTGAAGGAGCAGAGCAAGCAATCCAACAAACAGCAGAAGTTCTCGACCCAGAAATGTGGACAGAAATACTAGCATCCATTCCATATGCAAATATTCTAACTCAACTAAATGCTTTCTATGAAGCAGCAACAACTAAACTAGATGTTGATGCCAAAAATATAGAAACGATGAAAGCCAAACAACAAGAAACTGAACAAACAAACAAAGAAAACCTAGAACAACAACAAAGTCAAGGATTCACACTTTCAGAAGAACAAAAAGCAAGGTTGAATCAAAAGTGAGCTTTGAAACTATAGTTTCTACCGTAGGATTCCCAATAGCAATGTGCATTTATCTAATATTCAAATTTGAAAAGACCCTAGAAAGAAACACCAAAGCCGTAAACAACTTAACAATATTTCTTAACGGACGCTCAAAAAAATAAAAAAGGTGATGCCCTATGGCAGACGAACAAGAACAACCAAAGGAAGAAGAAGAGAAGCAAGTTGAAGAAAAAAAGGAAGAAGAAGAGGGGGATAACTCCTCTGACTCTTCACCAATCAGTTTAAGAGATGCTGAGAAAGTAGCGGAGCGATTAGAGAATGCAAACAAGGAAACCCAAAAACTCGTGGAGAGACAAGAAGCCTTACGAACACAAGAAGTTCTCGGCGGAAAGTCTGCAGCAGGACAAGCACCCGCTAAACCTAAGGAACTCACTGATGAAGAATATAAAGATAAAGTCATGGCGGGGGAAACCCCAGAATGACTGAAAAGCCAAAAGTACCAAAAGACTTAGGGTTAAAGATGGGTTCACCGCTAGAAGTCATGTGGACTGCTGTCCTAACTAACGCTAAAAGTGCCTTAGAACAGGCAGAACAGACAATATTAATCCAAAAAGAGATTATTGTCCTAGCAAAAAGAAAGGTGCAGGAAGAGCAAAGAAGGGCGAAACCTTTAAATAAACCCAAAGAATCCTAACTCTATGGGAGTTAACGCAGTTGCGGAATTGATGATTGAAACAGCACTACCAATCATGATGACTTGTGCAGATGCAGCAATTCCAAAAGGCACAGTTCTAAAGTTAGCTACACCCTATACAGTCTCAGCATGTTCTGCAGATAATGATTTATTCGGCGGAATTGCAGCAGAAGAGAAAATTTCTGGTGATGGCAAATTACAAATCGCAGTTTATAGAGAAGGAATCTTCAAAGTTGAAGCAGGAGCAGGGGGAGTTACAGTAGGACTACCCGTGACAATAGTCGCTTTAAATAACTTCAAGAATCTAACAGCTGCAGACCAAGATTGAGGTTAGGTATTTGGAAGAGCTTTAGAAACTGCAGCAGACACACAATTCTTTTTAATGGAATTAGGAACAAGTTAAAATGGTATATGACGGCTCAGCAGAAGCGGACATTCGAGGACTTAATATAGATAAGTTAGCGAAAGGCTTTGGTGTAGAAGCTAATGTATTCAAAAGTTTCGTTCAAAATTCTTCAACTAAAGCTAGAGAAATCAGATGGTTCAGAAAAGGTTTATCCTTAGCAACCGCAGCATCTGCTTTAGATACTTTAACCACTCAAGGAGTAACTGCATCTATGATGGCGAATACTTCTTTCAAGGCTCGACCTTTTGTCGTAGAGCAAAAGTGGGAAAGACAAACTTCTTACGTTCAAAAGTTCTTCGTAGAATCACCATTGATTTCTATTGAAGACATTAAAGATACTGACGTTGATGTTCTGGCAGGAAATGTCAGAGATTTAGTTCATGCCGTAGCAAGAAAAGTTGACCTGGCGATTTATGATTGCCTAACCGAAGGCTCAGCAGGAACTCCAAACCCATCCAACGTAAATTCAACAACTGCAACAGCTAAATGGAATGTAGTAGCAACTGCAGACTGTATCTTAGACTTACTTAATGCTAAACAAGAAATCAGAGTAGCTGGATATAACCCAGAAGGTGCAGTTTGTTTAATGAATCCTATTGAACACAAGTACTTACTAAATTATCTTATCAATGTTAAAGGTTCTTCGATACCTCAGTTCGCAACAGACAAAGTAAAAAGCGGAGTTGTCATGGAACTGTTAGGTTTAAAGATTGTCGTAAGCGAAAATGCAACGACTGACTGGGTTGTTACCTTTGTTCCACAAAGAGCAGCAACTTGGAAATCATTTATGCCAATCACTTCTGTAGTTGTTAACGATGCAGGTATCGGAAAGAAAATCAGAATCTGGGAAGAAGGAGTTTGCTTACTTACAGACCCTCTTGCAGTTCACGTCTTAGACACCGTAACCATTTAAATTTATTTCATAATCATGGGAGCATCAGAAAATAATAAAAGATTGTATAAGCACTATCTAAGCATAGCTCCAAAGAAAGCAAAACAAGCAGCAATCCTTCTCAAAATGTTTCCAGAACTAGCAGAAAAGAAAGAACCTGTTGGGGAAAAAGAGGTTAAGAAAGATGGCAAGAAACCAAAGAGATGAACCAAGCGAAGCGGCCATAGTTGATTCTACAGCAACCAATGCTACCGACCAGAAAGCACCTGTTAATCATTGTATAGATGCTCTGGAAGAATTAGGAGTCATTGTAAAATCATGAGAAATCAAAGAGATGAACCAACTCACGCAGCAATTGCAGATTGTGGAGACACTTCTGCAGGAGATGAGAAGGAACACATCAACTCAGTTATATTGGCACTTGAACAAAAAGGAATTATTCCAGCATAATGGCAACAACTGACATACATCACATCGTAGGAAGTTTAAAACCAGCTAGAGCAGCTTTAAGATTTCTAGGCGGAGCAACTGACGATGCGGTTCAAGTAGATGTTTTCGCAGCAGCTAGAGTAACCGCTGATGATACTGCAGGAAGTTTCACAGCATGGATAATGCCTGTTGACATAACCGGAGATTACGCTATAATCTCATGCGGAGATGCAAGTGCAATAGAATATATCACTCTTTCAATCAAAGCAGGAAAACTAAGAATTCAATGTTTCGATGCAACAGTTGAGCAATACGACCACGCAAGTACAGCAGTTGTCGTAACTCCTCATAAATGGATGCACGTCGCAGTCGTACAAAACGCATCAGTTGGAGCAAGTAACTTTCCAAGATTATATGTTAATGGAGAATTAGTCGCAACAACTATGGCTGATGAAACCGACAACGGAACTTGGTTCGATGATTGTGCCTTAATAGATGGCGGAAGTTTCGGTGCTGCCGAAGAAGATGGAGCAGGAAACTTAACTAAAGAATTCAAAGGAGCAATTTCCGATGTAAAATACTGGCCTGTTGAACTAACAGCCGAACAAATTAAAAAAGATTATCAGAATCAAAACCCAGATACAATTCATTTAACAACGTTAGTTTCAGACCTAACTGACCACTGGGATTTTAAAACAATGAATGCCGTAGCTGTTACCGATGTAATTACCGCAGCGAATAACGGAACTATCGTCGGCGACTGTACAAAAGCTCACGCTTATTCTGAATTTACATCAAGATTATACGATGTCGCAACCCCAATTGTAGATGAAGATAACGTCTCATTAGCAGTTGATGACGAAACTGGACACTGCATAGTTATTAAAGCAGCATAGATTTTTATAGTTTAATTACATTCTAGTTACATGGTATATGTAGAAACCAGAAGAAAAGAACTAAAGACCAATTATAAAGCGGACACTCCTGAGGTCGGAAAGCAAATGAACCTAACTCCAAGAGGATTACTCGGAGTCAAGACCACAGTTCCAAGAAAAGATAGAGTTGGTTTATAATGGCTAAGAGAGATAAGACCGATAGAGTTCTCGGCACTTTAAGAGGAAAAAACACAGCTAAAGTTAATGAGATGATTCTGCCCAATCATTCGGGCGACCACGTTAGAAGTATCAAAAGACAAGTACCCGTCATAGATGCTGATAAAAAAAAAAAAAAATATGTTGATGATGAAATCGACACCTACACTGATGACTTAAGAGACGACAGCATGGCAGATGCCTTGCACCGACACTCTGAATTGTCAGCAAGTGACGGCACACCAAACCCCGCTCTTCAAGTAGATGCAGATGGTAATGTCGGAATCGGAGTCGCTGCTCCATTACATGATTTAAATGTTGTGGGAGCAAATTGGAACGGAGCAAATAACGTCAGAACGGGAGCACAAGCAGGCATTGAAGGAGCAACCGCAGCACACGGAATTTACTTTAGAATGCGAGGGGGAACTAACGGAATCAGTGGAAACACTTATGCTAATCAAATGGTTTGTTACGGGGGGAACACAGGATTTGAACTGTACGCCATCCAAGATGCACCCATAGTTTTTGGAAATAATTCAATAGAAAGAATGAGGATTCATACAGGCGGCAACGTTGGTATAGGAATTACCTCTGCACCCGGCTCTCATCTAACAGTGGGGGGTACAGGAACTCAAGGGATAGCAGTACAATCAACTAACGCAGGACAAGCACAATTCATTTGGCAAAGCGGAGCAGAAGTATGGAACTCTTACATGCCCGCAGGAACAACCGCACTAAGATTCTATAAAGCAGGGGATAAAGTTACCTTTTT